CGTCCTCGCCACCTGGCTCAACTCCTACCGACACGGCGCCCCGGCCACCCGCAAGCTCTCCACGGACCTCTTCTACCGGCACCACCACCCCCTGGCGGAAGCCGCCCTCACCCGCGCCACCGTCTCGGTAGCCGTCCTCCCCGACACCCCCGACGTCATCCTGGGCTACCTCGTGGCCGAGGGCCGCTCCACCGTCCACTTCGCCTACGTCAAGAAGGCGTTCCGCCGGATGCGCGTCCTGACCCAACTCCTCGAGGAGTCCACCCTCCCGACCGACCTCGACGGGGTGGCGATCACCCACGGCACCTTCGACTTCTTCGACTGGGCCCAGGCCCGCTACCCCCGAGCCATCTTCAACCCCTACCTGTTCTGAGGTCCCATGGCCCCTCCCAAGACCGAAACCGTCTCCCGCGTCTACTTCGTCGAGGGCCTCCACCTCGGGAACCAGATGGTCACCAGCCGCGACGCGGCCACGGACGGGGTCGCCATGGAGATGGTCCCGGCTGGGGTGCTCATCCTCGGCAAGAACTACCGGACGATCGTCCCGTACGCCCGGGTTCGCTCCATCAACCTCGACTAGAAAATACCGATCAAGAGCCATGCCAAGAGGGCGCCCCAAGGGCTCGCAGAACAAGGTCCGCGCGGAGGCCAAACAGGTCTTCGCCATGATCCTGCAGGAGATGGCTCCCGAGGCCAAGGAGTGGCTGCGCGAGTGCGCCCAGGGCATCGAGATCGAGAAGACCAACCCAGACGGGACCACGGTCAACGGCCGGTTCGGCGCCGACCCCGGGAAGGCCGTCGATCTCCTGCTCAAGATGTCGGAGTTCTACTTCCCGAAGCTGGCCCGAGTGGAGAAGGGGATCGCGGACGCCTCGGACGAAGAGCTGATCGTGGAGCTCCGCAAGCGGACGGCCGAGGTCAACGCCGACACGCTGGATGCTTGAGGCTCCGAAGGTCAGGGCCGACGTCCTGGCCCGGCTTGACGCCCTGGAGGCTCGCCAGACCAAGGGCCGCAAGCAGACGACGGACCGGCTGACGGCGACGTGCTTCGACCAGCAACGGGCCTTCCTCGAGGACGAGTCCACCTTCGCCACCGCGGACTGCTCCCGGCGAGCTGGCAAGTCGAACGGCATCGCCAAGTGGCTGCTGGAGGGTCCCATCAAGGACCCGGCTGCGCCCAGCCTGTACTCGACCATCAGCCGCAAGGAGGCCAAGCGGATCATCTGGGGCGTGATGAAGGACCTCAACCGTTCGCTCGGCCTGGGCTACGAACCGAACGAGTCGGAGCTCATCCTGTACCGGCACGGCGTCGCGTCCGTCTACCTGATGGGCGTGAACACGAAGGACGAGATCGAGAAGGCCCGAGGTACGGGCTGGGGCCGGGTGGCGCTGGACGAGGCCCAGACCTTGCCGCAGTACGTCCAGGACATGATCAACGACGTGCTGCTCCCGTCGTTCATCGACCACGATGGGAAGCTCCGGGTCATCGGGACGCCATCGCCGGTCCCCTCCGGGTTCTTCTACGACACGACCGTCAACCCCGAATACAAGCACCACAAGTGGACGGTATGGGACAACCCGTACCTCAAGGACAAAGCCCCAGCGATGCTGGAGAAGGTGCTCCGGGTGCGCGGGCTCACGGTGGACGACCCCGGCATTCAGCGGGAGTGGTTCGGCCGGTGGGTCCTCGACTCGAACGCTCTGGTCTTCAAGTACAGCCCGGAAAGGAACGTCTACGCCTCGCTCCCCGCCGGGCTGGAGTGGCGGCACGTCCTGGCTGTGGACCTCGGCCACGACGACGCGGATGCGATCGTCGTCTTGGCCTTCTCTGATGCATCCCCCAACGTCTTCCTCATCGAGGAGCACGTCGAGGCCAAGCAGACCATCAGCGCCCTGGCCGACCGGCTCGACGTCCTGATGTCCAAGTACGACCCAGTCGCACTCGTCATGGACACGGGGGGGTTGGGCAAGAAAATTGCGGCAGAACTCCAGCAACGCCGGGGGTTGCCCGTCGAGGCCGCGGAGAAGAAGGATAAACTAGCCCACATCGAGCTGGTCAACGACGCATTCCGCACGGGCCGGCTGTTCCTGCCGCCCGGGTCCCGCTGCGGCGAGGACGCGATGAAGGTCGAGTGGGACCGGACCACCCCCGAGAAGCCGAAGATCAGCGACCGGTTCCACTCCGACGCCCTCGACGCCCTGCTGTACGGCTTCCGGGCCTGCCTGCACTGGCTCCACGTCCCGCCAGCGGCCCCGGTGGCCCCGCCTGACTCACCGGAACGGTTCGCCCAGGCAGAGCGGGAACTCATGGAGCACCTGGAGCACGAAGCCGCCGCGGCCATCGTGGAGCGGCAAGAGGACGAGGCGTGGGGCTGGCAGTAGGGCACGGCCCGTGACGGAAGCGGGCAGGGCGGGGAGGATGGCCCACGATGGAATGGCGCGAGGCAATGATGAAGGACACCGAGATCGCGGCGTTGGTCGGGACGCTCCGTAGCCTGGGCGTGACCCGGTACAGGTGCGAGGGCCTGGAGCTCGAGCTCGGCCCAGTCCCGCAGGCCCCTGCCGCTCCCGTGACGCCGGCCGAGGTCGCTGAGTTGGCTGGCCCGATGCCCACCGAGGAGGACATGCGCTTCTGGTCCGTCTCGGGCCCCCTGCCGTCCGAGCTCAAGCCCACGGGTGCGCCGGGTGAGTGACCCGAACTTCAAGCCCCGAGAGCCCCTCCCGGGCAACTCCACGAGCACGACCATGCTGGAGTGCCGCTCCTGTCGGTACGTCATCCTGCCGGGGGACCCGCCGAAGCATCACGACTCCTGCGCCCTGACGGTGGACGGGCAAGCCTACCGCCGGCTCTACGGCATCGAGGACTGACCCATGGCCGTCAACGCCACGTACAACTTCAGCACCAGCGCGGCCCCCGACGTCGGCCCCCTCAAGCGGCGGTGGTGGGTCGAGGAGAAGGACGACCTCCCGGCGACCCTGGAAGCCATCATCCGCAACATCCGGGACCGCTCCACGGCCATCGAGACGCAGCGCCAGGTGTCGGCGCGGCTCTACGGCAATCTGGCCGTCATCGGGCCGGCTGGCCTCTCGTTCTCCCGGGCCTCGCAGGCGTCCCCGATGCGGGACCGCATCACGTACAACCTCGTCCAGTCCGTGGTGGACACGATCACCGCGAAGACGGTCAAGAACCGGCCCAAGCCCTACTTCCTGACCTCCGGGGGCGACTACCGCCAGCAGCGCAAGGCCAAGAAGCTCAACCGCTTCGTGGAGGGGCTCTTCCACGAGCTCAACATCCGCGAGATCGGCCCGATGGCCTTCCGGGACGCCGCGGTGTGGGGGGATGGCATCGTCCACGTCTTCGCCAAGGACGGCCGCGTGGCCTGGGAACGGGTCATCCCCTCCGAGCTCTACGTGGACGAGGTCGAGGGGTTCTACGGCTCGCCTCGGCAGATGCACCGGGTCAAGATGCTGGACCGCCTGGTGGTCCTCGAGGCGTTCCCGGAGCACGCGGCGAAGATCTGGGAGGCGAAGGCTACCAGCCAGGACCGGGCGAGCGATGTCCAGTCGGTCTCGGACCAGATCCCGGTGGCCGAGTCGTGGCACCTCCCCAGCGGCCCCGACGCCAAGGACGGCCGGCACATCATCTCGGCCTCGACGGTGGTCCTCCTGGACGAGCCCTACACCCGGGACACGTTCCCCTTCGCCCGCATGAAGTGGAGCAAGCGCCTCTGGGGCTACTGGTCCATGGGGGTCGTGGAGCAGATTCAGAACCAGCAGACGGAGCTGAACAAACTGCTCTGGCTGGTCCAGCGGTCGTACCACCTGATGGGCTCCTTCAAGATCTGGATGACGCACGACTCCAAGATCGCGACGGAGCACCTCAACAACGACATCGGGTCGATCATCCGGGGGAACACCGCGCCGCAGTACCTCACGCCCCAGGTCGTCCCGGCCGAGTACTACGCCCACATCGAGCGGATCGTGAAGATGGCCTACGACCAGGCCGGCGTCTCGATGCTCTCGGCCACCAGTGAGAAGCCCGCGGGCCTCGACTCGGGCAAGGCGCTGCGGGAGTACGGGGACATCGAGTCGGACCGCTTCCAGGTCATCGGGCAGGCGTACGAGAACTTCCACCTGGACCTGGCGCGGCTGTCGATCGACGTGGTCCGGGACATCGTGGGCGAGAAGGCCAAGCGGCACGAGGCCAAGTCGTTCGTGGTCAAGAGCTCCGCGGCGCGGTTCCTGAACGAGATCGACTGGAAGGACATCGACCTCCGGGACGACGCCTACGTGATGCAAGTCTTCCCGATCTCGTCCCTGCCGAACGACCCCGCCGGCCGGCTGCAGACGGTTCAGGAGTACGCCCAGGCGGGCTTCCTGGACCAGCGCGCGGCGAAGAAGTTGCTCAACTTCCCGGACCTCGAGGCCGAGGACTCGCTGTCGAGCGCAATCGAGGAGCGGATCGAGGCGTCCATGGAGGCCATCATGGATGGGGACAAGTACATCCCGCCCGATCCGTTCGTGGACCTCGCCCTGGCCCGTCAGATGGCGCTCCAGTACTACAACCAGGCCGCGAAGGACGGCGCCGAGGAGTCGAAGCTCGACCTCTTCCGCACCTACATCGGCCAGATCGACGCCCTGGAGGCCGCTGCGGCCCCGCCGGCCCCGCCCCCTGGCGTGGCTGCTCCCCAGGCCGCCCCGGCGCCCCCTCCAACCTCCGACCTCATCCCGAACGTCCCGGGAGCCCCCGGACCGATGTAGCGCAGTCCCCAGCCATTCACGCACACAGGAGCAACCATGCCAGTCGAAGCCGTCGAAGCCGTCGTTCCGCCCGCACCAGCGCCCGAGAAGCCCCCCGAGGGCACCCCGGAGCCGCCCAAGGCCCCCGAACCGCCCAAGTCAGACCGCTTCGCCCGGCTCGCCAAGGCCGAGCAGCAGAGGGTCGCCAAGGAGCAGGCCCTCAAGGTTCAGGAGTCCACCCTGGCGAAGCGCCAGGCCGACCTCGACGCCTGGGAGACCCGGCGCAAGGGGTACGCTCAGAACCCGCTGCAGGCCCTCATGGACGCATTCCCGGGGATGGAGCCCGTCAAGGCGTTCGAACTCATCGCGGAGGCCGCCAAGAACGGGGGCAAGCCCGGGGCGAGTGCCGACACCTACGCGGTGCGCCAGGAACTCGCGGAGTTCAAGGCCCAGCAGGCCAAGGCCACCGAGGAGGCCCAGAAGCTCCAGGCCGCAGCCTCGGAGCAGGCCGCCAAGGAGGCCGAAGCCGCCTTCCGGGACCAGATCACCGAGGTGGTGGACGCGAACCCGGACGACTTCGAGTTGACGAAGCTCTACGGCCAGACCTCGCTGGTCTACGCGACGATCGAGGAGGCGCACCAGCGGACCGGCAAGATCATGCCGATCAAGGAGGCAGCGGCGCTGGTGGAGAAGTACCTCGAGGGCGAGGCCGAGAAGGCGCTGAAGACCAAGCGCATCCAGGCCAAGCTGGCGCCCCAGCCCGGGACGCGGACCCTGTCCAACGACCTGGCGCAGGGCGGGAGCCAGCGCGGGCCGATGACGGAGCAGGAGCGCATGGCTCGCGCGCTCGCCGCCCTCGGCGGGTGAAGCATCCGGGGGTCCCGCCGCCTGGCCGAACCGTTTAGAGTATGGGGACAGCGGACCGGTCTCCACGAACGCGAGGAGCCGGCAGAAGCACCGGACGTCCAATCCGGCAGTTCGCTTTTCGGGGTCGAAGCGGAGACCAAAGGGCTGTGTCACGGCCAGCCACCGCCAGACCGCCGGTCCGCTGCGTAGCACGGCCATTGCCCCGGCCACGGGGGGCGTCTACCGTGGCCTTCGTAGCTAGTCCGTGTGTCTCGGTTCTCCGGTTGTGAAGCGATTTTGGGTGTGCCGCAGCGACTTCCGTTCGTCCTGCCGTGCCCACCCTTTGCGTCTGCGGACGCGCGCTTCACGGAGACACCGTGGCTACCTCGACTTTCACCGACCTCACCGCACTCAACGCCGCCCTGAAGGAGCTCTACTCCGGCCAGGCCGTCGAGAACCTCGTCTACTCGGACAACCCGTTCCTGGCGATGGTGCCGAAGTTCACCGAGTTCACCGGCAAGTACTACCCGCAGCCCATCATCACCGGCACCCCCGCCGGCCGCAGCGCCACCTTCGCCAGCGCGCAGCTCTACCAGTCGCAGATCAAGGTGGACTCGTTCCTCCTGACCCGCGTCAGCGACTACGCGATCGCCACCATCACCAACGAGGCCATGCAGGCGTCGAAGGGTGACAAGGGCGCGTTCCTCGAGGGCATGAAGAGCGCCGTGGACGGCGCCTTCCGCGCGGCCACCCTGTCCCTGTCCAGCGGCCTCTTCCGCAACGGCAAGGGCTCGCTCGCCCAGGGCACCTTCACCACGGCCACGAACCTCGTGACCCTGGCGAACCCGGCCGACATCGTCCAGTTCGAGATCAACATGGCCCTCCAGGCCGCCTCGACGGACGGCGGCGCCAGCACCACGGGCGACACGACCATCGGCTACGTCATCGCCCTGGATCGCTCGGCCGGCACCTTCCAGGTGTCCACCAGCCTCGGCGGCGCCAACGCCACCCCGGCCGGCTGGACCAACGCGACGTCGTACTACTTCCGCGTCGCGGGCGACCGGAACCTGAAGATCTCGGGTCTCGACGCCTGGCTCCCCAAGACCGCCCCCACCGCCACCGCCTTCTTCGGCGTGGACCGGAGCCTCGACACCGTGCGCCTCGGCGGCGTCCGGTACGACGGCAGCGCCCAGAACCCCGAGGAGGCCCTCATCGACGCCTCGCAGCTCATCGCCCGCGAGGGCGGCAAGCCGGACATCGCGATCGTCAACTACGCTACCTTCGGCTCGCTCGAGAAGTCGCTCGGCGCGAAGGTCCAGTACGTGGACGCCAAGAGCCCGGCGAACATCGCCTTCCGCGGCATCCTGGTGAACGGCGCCAACTCGACCATCAAGGTCTTCCCCGACCGGTCGCAGCTCCCGGCCACCGCCCACCTGCTCACCCTCGACACCTGGAAGCTCCGCTCCCTGGGCGAGGCGCCGCAGATCCTCCGCTACGCCGACGGGATCGACGCCCTGCGCGTCACCAACGCCGACGCGATCGAGGCCCGGATCGGCTACTACGCGCAGCTCGGCTGCAGCGCCCCGGGCTGGTCGGGCGTCGTCTCGATGCCGGTGTAGTTCGTCCCTGGGAGGCCGGTGGAGTAGCGCCGGCCTCCCCTCCTCGCGGGCAGGGGCGCCCAGCGAGCCGTAAATCCGCCCTCCCGCATGAGCGGGGAAGGAGTCTCAGATGGCCGGCAGGCACTACACGCAGTTCAGCTACAGCCTCGAGAAGCAGCCCGTCACCCTCTACGCCGTCTCGGTCGGCGCGGGCGCTGGCGCGGACATGACCATGCAGTACTGGAGCCCGGCGACCAACGCGCTCGCCACGGCCCCAGCCGGCGGCGCGAAGGGCGTCAAGTCGATCACGTACAACGCCGCCACCGGCAAGTACAAGATCAACCTCCAGGACCCGTACCAGCGGCTCCTCGGCATCGACGCCGTGACCCAGGCCGTGGACGGCGCGACCGCTCCCACCACCCCGGCGTTCTACGTCGAGAGCATCACTCCCGGCGGCGCGACCCCGAACATCGCCGTGGTCGTGACCAACGCGGCCGGCGCGGCCACCGCGCCCACCACCAACTGCCGCTTCTACTGGACCATCCAGCTCTCCAACTCCACCGCGGTCTAAGGGAGGCGCCATGTTCGGCTCCGACGAAGACACCGCGAAGGCCATCCTCGGCAACCCCGAGGAGCCCGAAGCGGACGAGGGTGGCGAGGACGTGATGGCGGCCGAGGACGTCCTGGCGGCGTTCGCCCAGAACGACCCGAAGGCGCTCGCGGCCGCGCTCAAGTCGTTCTTCCTCATCGTGGACTCCCAGCCGCACGAAGAGGGCGGCGAGTAGCAGCACGGGCCTAGGGACCG